CCGCGCAGGCGCCCATCGAGCCGCCGCGGTCGTGGACCAAGGAGGCACGCGAACGGTTCGCGTCCTTGCCCCGCGAGACGCAGGAATATCTTGCCGAACGCGAACAGGACCGCGACCGCGAGCTGCGCCGCAGTCAAAACGAGGCCGCCGTCGAGCGCAAGGCTTTGGAGGCCGAGCGCCAAAAGGCGGAGCAGGCCCGCGCGCAATACGAGGCGGCGTTGCCGAGCACGCTGGCGACGCTGCAGCGTGAGCAGGCGCGCGACTTCCCTGACGTCAAGTCCGTCGTCGACGTCGAGCGGCTCGCCCGCGAGGACTGGCCGCGCTACGTCTTGTGGGACGCGCAACAGAAGCGGATCGCCTCGGCCCAGCAGGAGCTCGCGGGCTCAGGCCTGCGGCAGGAGCAGGAACGCCACATCAGGTTCTCGCAGTACATGCAGCGCGAGCTGGAGCTTGCGTGCGAGAAGGCGCCTGAGCTGGCCGATCCGGGGCAGCGCGCCAAGCTCGAGCATGCCGCGGTCGGCATGCTGCGCGAGCTCGGTTTCTCCGACCAGGAGCTGCTCGCGCTCCATAACGGCCGCTCCGACTTGAGCCTGCATGATCATCGCGTGCAGCTCTTGATCCGTGACGGGGTGCGCTTCCGCGACGCGCAGAAGGCCGCCAGGCAGGCGAGCACAAAACCTGTCCCGCCCGTGCAACGGCCCGGCGTGGCGCAGCCCAGGGGCGCTGCGCACGAGGCCGTCGTGCAAAACCTCACCAAGCGTCTCGACCAGACCGGCACGCTGAAAGACGCCGCCCGGCTCCTCGCCGAGCGCCGCAAGGCGGTCCGGTAGTTGGATTGGCGCGGCTACAAACTCAGTGTCATCGCCGGACCTGCTCCGGCGATCCCGATGAGGAGGGCACCGAGCAACCCTCATCGAGATGGCCGGGACGAGCCCGGCCATGACAACGAGAGGCACGCGTAACCCAACAACATCCCATCCTCAGAAAGGTTAAAACCCATGGCACTTCCTACCAACACCTTCGCGACCTACGAGGCGTTCGGCAATCGCGAAGATCTCAGCGACGTAATTTACCGAATTGATCCGACCGAGACGCCATTCATGAGCGGCATCGAGAAGGAGAAAGCCTCCGCAGTTGCGCACGAATGGCAAACCCAGGCGCTCGCCGCGATGAACACGGCGAATGCGCAGCTCGAAGGCGATGACGCCATTGCGGATGCCACCACCTCGACGGTGCGGCTCGGCAACATCTGCCAGATCTCGCGCAAGACGCCGCGCGTGACCGGCACCCAGCGCGCGGTCGAGCATGCCGGGCGCGACGACGAGATGGCCTATCAGGAAATGCTGAAGGGTCTCGAGCTCAAGCGCGACATGGAGGCGATCCTGGTCGGCACCAACCAGGCCAAGGCTGCCGGCAACGACGCGACGGCGCGCACCACCGCCTCGGCCCTGTCCTGGATCAAGACCAATACCAGCAAGGGCACCGGCGGCGCCGATCCGGCCGCGGCGCTGGGCGCCAATACCCGCACCGACGGCACGCCGCGCCTGTTCACCGAGGCCAATCTCAAGGGCGTGCTGCAGTCGATCTGGAACTCCGGCGGCAAGCCCGACGTGATCATGACCGGCGGCTTCAACAAGCAGGTGTTCTCGACCTTCACGGGCCGCGCCACGCCCACCGAGGACACCAAGGCCAAGAAGATCGTGGCCGCGGTCGACGCCTACGAGTCGGACTTCGGAACGCTGCGCATCGCGCCCAACCGCTTCATGCGCGCGCGCGACGTGCTGGCGCTGCAGATGGACATGTGGGCCGTCGCCTATCTCAACGGACGGCGCTTTGTGTCCTTCCCGCTGGCCAAGACCGGCGACTCCGACTGGAAGGAGATCCTGTCCGAATACACCCTGGTGGCCCGCAACGAGAAGGCCTCCGGCGGCGTGTTCGACAACACGACGTCGTGAGGTAGCGAATAGCGAAGTGGCGAATAGCGAATAGGGAATGGCGAATTGGGAACAGAGAACGGAGTAGCCGCTACTACTGACTACTCGCCATTCGCCACTCGCCACTCGCCATTCGCCCTCTTCCCTCTTCCCTCTCTTCCCCCTCTTTCCCCATTTGAAAGGAACCACATGAGCGAATTCGAGATCAACGCGGAAGGCGCGATCGCCGCGGCGACCGCCAACATGGCGTGGGACGCCTATGATGCCGACGGCACGCTGCGCATCAGGAAAGTGACCTTGGCGCAGGTCGCGACCTGGTTGCGCGGCAACAACGGCAACAACGTCACCGCCACCGTCGATCCGGGCGCCGGCAACGACAATACCCAAGGCTTTTTCGCCGGCTCCCTGTGGGTGAACACGACCAACGGCCGGGTGTGGATCGCGCAATCGGTCGCGACCGGCGCGGCCGCCTGGGCGCTCGCGGTGGTGCCGGGCACCGGCGTCGAGCCCTCGAGCAATCTCGAGCAGTTCGGCGCCGGCACCGCCACCATCCTGGCCGAAGGCAATGTCAACCGGCAGATCAGCTCAGCCGGCGTGCAGCCGGCCGCGACCGGCGCCGATAACGTGCTCGCCACGTTCTCGATCCCGGCCAACTCGTTCGACATCGCGGGTCGCGGCGTCGGCATCACGGCACAGGGCTCGTTCGGCGCGACCGCCAACAACAAGCGCATCAAGCTCGTCTTCAATGCGACGACGGCCGTGGTCGGCAGCACCGTGACCGGCGGCACGACGGTCGCCGACACCGGCACCATCGCGACCAATGGCGGCGGCTGGTCGCTGCAGGCGAACGTGTTCAAATACGGCGCCGCTGGCTCCAACACCCAGATCGGCCTGCATCAGCAGGCGCAGATCGGCAATGCGGTGGCGGCGCTCTTGGCGCCGAGCCTGATCACGGCGACCGAGAGCGGGGCGATCCTGGTGGCCGTCACCGGCAATGCCACCACCGCCGCCTCCGACATCGTCTTCAATTTTCTCGAAGTCAACGCGATGAACTAGAGGTAGACAACATGACGCTTCCCAATGTACGTCCCGTCAACGAATGGACGGTGACCTGTAAGACCGCCAGCGTCGGCTCGACCCCGGCCACGGCCTGGTGCGTCGCGCCCGTCAAGGGCAGGATCGTGCGCACCTATGCGGTGCTCGAAGGCACCATCGCCGGCACCGCCGCGATCGCGGTCGGCATCAACGGCGGCCCCGATATCGGCACCGGCGCGCTCTCGATCGCGGCCGGCGGCGCCGGCACCGGCGCGAGCGATGCGCCCGCGAACCCCGCCGGCTCCGCGGCCGTGAACGAAGGCGACTTCATCTCGTTCACGCCGTCCGGGGCGACCGGCTCCAACATCCCGGCGACGTTTCACGCCGTGGTCCGCGAGCAGCCCTGATGCAGATCTGGAATCTCTCCCAGAGCTTTACGCGCCCCAACAACACGACCCCCTACGCGGCGGGCCAGCTGGTCGCCAATTCGGCGACCGCGGGCCTGGTCGTGCCGATGGTGTTCACGGTCGGCGGCAACTCGATGCCGGGCCAGTTCCGGCTCTCCCGCATCCGGCTCAGCAAGTCCGGGACGTCGAGCGCCAATGCGCAGTTCCGCCTGCATCTCTACGGCGCTGTGCCGAGCGTCGCCAACGGCGACGGCGGGGCCTGGTCGACCAGCGGGGCCGCGTTCTATCTCGGCTCGATTGATGTCGGCAGCATGAAGGCGTTCACCGACGGCTGCGCCGACGTGGGCGACGACGCGGCCGGCTCCGAGCACTGGATCAGGCTCGCGGGCGGCGCGACCTATTACGGCCTCATCGAAGCGCGCGCCGCCTACACGCCGATCGCCAACGAGCAGTTCACGGTGACGCCCGAGACCGTCGAGGAATGGTGATGAGCGGCACTCCCGTCATCACCGAGCTCAAGCTGACGGACGGCACCCTTGCCGTCCGCCACTATCAGGACGTCGAGGACATCATCGAGGCCAACAAGCGCCGGCGCGGCGAGCCGCAAAAGAGCGACTGGGGCCGCCACATCGCCACCATCCCCAACAACGTCCTGCTGCAATGGATGCTGGAGGAAGGCGTCCCGGTCTTCGGCATGCCGGCCCACGAGTGGGACAGGTTTTTGCGTAAGAAGCTCGCCGACCCCGACTGGCGTGATTTGAGAACAAGCTGACGCATCTCCTCGCGTGTCATGGCCGGAACAAGCCCGCCACATTGTCATGGCCGGACCTGTTCCGGCCATCTCGATGAGGAGGGCACAGTGCCCTCCTAAGCGAGATCGCCGGGACGTAAGGGCGTTTACGCCCGTCTCCGCGGGCTATGCCCGGCGATGACACTGTGCTGGAGGCACCGATAGGACCCAAGCACCATGCCCCTGCAAACCTACACCGACCTCACCACCGCGCTCGGCAACTGGCTGCAGCGCTCCGACCTCGCGGGCTTGCTGCCGAGCTTCGTGCAGCTGTTCGAGGCTTGCGCCAACCGGCGCTTGCGGGTGCGCCAGCAGGAGGCGAGCGTGCAGCTCACGCCGTCGAGCGGCGTGGTGGCGCTGCCTTCCGACTACCTCGCCTGGCGGCGGCTGACCTGGACCGGCAATCCGCGCCAGGAGCTCGCCTACGTGGAGCCGTCCTGGCTGCAGGCCGCCTATCCGGACCTGCCGACCGACATCCCGAAGGTCTTCACCATCGAGGGCGGCAACATCAAGACCATGCCGCTCGACCCGAGCAACACGCCGCTCGAGCTCGTCTACTTCCAGCAAATCCCCTCGCTCGCCGCCAATTCTACCAACTGGCTGATGAGCCAGCATCCTGACCTTTATCTCTTCGGCGCGCTCACCGAGGCGCAAGCCTACACCGTCAACCCCGACACCGCCGCCCTCTGGAAAGCCCGCCGCGACGAGCTCTTCGAGGAGATCGTGCAGCTCAGCAACAAGTCCCGCGGCGCCGGCGCCGTGCGCACGATGAGCCCGACGCCGTAACCGGACGACAGAGGACGGACGACAGACGACGGACGACAGAGGACGGACGACAGACGACGGACGACAGACGACGGACGACAGAGGATAGCGTAGCTGCGTCTTTCCCTGTCTTCGGTTCTCCGTTGTCTGTCCTCCGTCTCCCGTCGTCCGTCTCCCGTCCTCCGTCTCCCGTCCTCTGTCGTCTGTCGTCCGTCATCCGTCATCCGTCATCCGTCGTCTGATCCGGAGAATCCCCCATGCCCTTTCTCCCATTCCCCGAATGGAAGCCCGACGTCTCC